TCATATCCCTGCTCCTGTGCGAACTGTATTAATAGGGATACCATGCTGACGAACTTTGATTGATTTTCTCTTAAGGACATTTTAATCCCCTGATATTATTTAACTTTCTTTTTTCATATATCCAACAGTGCATCTGCATTGAATATTCTCTGCGGCTTGCAATCCATTCCCAGGCGACTTCATCGAATCAGTCCCCACTATGAAGTCGTCATCAATATGTATGCCATCTGCATATTCAACCTCTGCCTGCAAATGTGTCTCCCTGGTACTTGCATCTCTTGAGCTTATCCAATACTTCAATAACTCTTCTTTCAGGCCAGTCTGCTCAACAGCCGCCAAATCTGCGTGATTGCTAGAGCTTATGGTTTCTGTTCTTGCTATCAATGGAGCACGGTATTTATCATACGATGCGAATTTGCTCCTAAGGGTATCACTAACGACAACTAATGGTTGACCCTCAGTAAATCCTTCTCTGAGTATAGCATTTATTTCTGCAAAGGTTGTATCGGTTACTTCTTTCGAGAAAAGGCTCATCCGTGCTCCCAACCAATCATTGACTGTTACTTCTTTCGAGAAAAGGCTCATCCGTGCTCCCAACCAATCATTGACTGCTGGGTCATTAACGTTAAATTCTAACTGCTTGGTAATCGATTTCAGACCAAGTGCTTGATTGATTTCATCAGTTCTATATTCGCCAGCGTCTTCCATTATCGATGAGATTATCGGTGTCATTAATTTCCTTAGCTTTACCTCTTCTTCCGTCTTGTTAATATTGATTATTTCTATAATACCCTTGGTTGATATATGTTGCTGTACCTTCTTCCTTGACCAGCCTTGATATGTCCCAACAATACCCTTGTATTCCCTGTTCAAGTTTTCCAGGATTGTTTCCAGTTGATCGTCCCAATATTTTCTGATGACTGGGAGTATTCGCCTTTCCCATGTCTCGGTTCTAGTTGCAAAGGATTTCCATATTTTATCATTGGTCGAAACTGATACTTTCTTGTTGTTGATTGTGGCTGATTTATCGGGATTATCCTGGTTAACCGTACCGCCTGGTTGAGTGACCATGAGAGGCATCCAAGGTTCATGGCCCCATGGTATTTCAGCCATGCCGTCTTTCGCTCTTTCCTCGTTGATCGTGGTGACAAAATTCTTGAGATTTGAATCTCTCTCTGCAATATCCGCCGCCCTGTCTCGATGTTCGGGTAATTCAAAATCAAGAGTAAGCCCTACATCGTAGAGAGGTAAGACGAACATCTCGAAAGTCTCTTCAATCATCATAGCTTTAGGTTTAATGCATTCTAGCATATAAGATTCATCTAAGACTTCCATCACCGATCTGTTGACAGCATCGCCTGTTATCTTCGCCGGGCTTACATCATAGGCAGAGATAAGTTTATCTTTAGCATATTTCGCAACTTCCGCAATCATGAAGTCCCGGCCTGTCTGAGTTAGGGATTTATCGCCCTTAAGTCCACTATGTAATACCAATGGCTTTCCTGCCTTGACTGCTCCGGCATATCCCTCATCAAGTAATTGTTTCAATTCCCCAACTTGATCTTGTGATAGCTGTTGATCTGTCCCCAATGTTATCCCCGGAACGCCACGGTTCTTAAATAACGCTACTTGCTGTTGCCCCAGAAAAAAGTCTATATCGTATGGATATGTCTGAGCCATCAATGGTGACATTCCTTCATAGGGGGAAGAAGGGTTCGGATATCTTAAGTATAGGATTTCCTCCGGGGTGAATTTCTGTATTATATCCCCATCAACATAATTATAGCCTGAAATTACTATTTTTTTATCAGCTATCGGCCGCAGTTCTCCATACTTTGTTAATGGTAACGTCCACATTTCTTGTGGCAACCCAAGACCATTCTTAACCATATATATCCCACAGGCCCCTGCTAACTCCATCCGAATCATTATGTTGTACCAAAAATTAAATCTCGTATCAATATTATTGGGATGGTAAATAAGGTCTAAGAAGGCATGATCTGTTATCTCTTCCTTCTCTATCCCTACGGATTTAAGATAATCAGTCTGGTCTATTTTCTTATTGAATGTCTGTATCATTATCTTATGGTTAGTTGGTAGTTTAATTTTCTTCCCATCTTTCCGGTATACGTATAACTTCAGGGGTAGCATAGCCACGGTCTTGGCGATCTTATCAATAGTAGTATATACCCATCCATTATAAGCTGATACAAGCTCGCTATACGTCTTAGTTGGGTGCACCCCTAGTTGGCCTTGCCCAGTATATGTGCTGGGGATTATAGACGCTGATTGAGTTGTTTCTTTTTTCTTGCTAAATGCCCTGAACAAATTATTAATTATTCTCATTTTTTGAGGCCCCTAAAAAGAATAATCCTGGAATCCGATTATCCATATCACCTTCAAGTGCGTAACGCATGGCATCAATGCCGTGATTAGCCTTGTCGACTGGTATGGGTAAGGATTCCCCCTGTTTGTTTTTTTTCCATTGATAAAATTGAAATTCATTTATTAAATTTTGCAATGAACTATCTATAATAACTTCGTGCTGTTGAATGAATTGAATCCCAAAGTTAACACTGTCTTTGCCCCTGTCTGCACCTATGGCATTAACTTTGTGGTCTCTCAATTCTTGTATACTTTTGGGCTCCGAGCTATCACATATCAGCCGTTCGTTATTGATTATTGGTTTCAATGCTTCAGCAAGTTGCGGATTCGTAAAACCGTGGACAAATAATTCTTCAAATATATGTATAGTTTTTGTCTTCTTGTCGTAATTCATCCGTACATAGGCTGAAGGGGCAGTCGAGAACCCAAAATCCAATCCATTCCGTATGTTATCGAATCCCTTTTTTTGCTCCTCTGGTATATCCCCAATCTTCCAGTTCTTGAAAATCACATCTCCAAGAGTGCCCCAATTCCCAAGTGTATATACATCCCTCCAATAAGTATCTTCCTCATTCTCCAGCTCTTCAATATCGTCTTGTGCTAAGAATTTATTATCTTTGTATATCGTTTTCAATATCGATAACTTATCGTCACAGTATACCGTAGAGCTATCAAGCGACATGAAGAACTTCTTGAATATCCAATGCGCCCGTAAAATTGGGTTGAATGACAAAGATATCCGTTTCTTAACATTGGCTCGTCCTCTGAGCCGCTTACTAAGCTGCTTAAGGTCGTCTTCTCTTATCTCTGTAGCTTCCTCTATCCATACATCCGTCAAAATACCTTTCTGTGGGATGATAGATTTCAGTTTCTCAACATCGTCAAGGCCTTTCGATATCGCTTGATACCCATTGGCACAAGTCAACACCATCTCAGACTTATTGACGGTGAATAAATCTGAGACATTCCATTCAGTTATTACTTTCTTGATTTCATTGAACATCGAAGACCTTATAGTACTGGCCATGTTGCGAATAAGTAAATAATTCCGCCCCCCATTGAGTATGTCTAATACACATCGCTGCGCAAGAAATACACTCTTGCCAGAAGCACTACCACCATAATATATCTGAGTCCTTACCTGACTATCTCATATTCTGCCATCGTCATTATCTTCGTTTATCTTCACGCTGATTTTAATTGGCTTGTTATCTGCTCCAACCACCTCTTGTCGTTCAACATATCCTCTCTGCTTGCCCTGGCACTTCAGATAGAAACAAATAGCCCAGGGTGCGCCCTCTTTAACCGCAGACAGGAGCTTGGTTTCAGCCAAGTCAAGATTTTGTTCTTTGGTATCATCTCTCACCTTCTGCAATCTCGGACTCTTTGTGACTCGCTCACTAATAGAACTATGGCATACATTCAATTTCTTTGCAGCGTGGCTGATAAATCCGCCCGAAGATATTAACGCATGTTCGATTTGCTTATCAGTTATTTTCATATCATTTTCCAATATATATATCGTATATACAATATATCTTTATGTGTCGGTTGAGTCGGCGTTAAACAAAAAAACCCCAAACCCCTAATGTAGGGTCTGGGGTTTTAAGAGAGAAAAGGAGGAATGAGAGAGTTTTTGCTTAGTTACTTAAACAGTATAATCTAGATTCTTTTGTTTGTCAAGAAGATTTTTATTTTTAATTTACTTCTATATATCCCCCGTGCTTCCGTGTCCGGTATCACCACGGTTTTTTGATGGATACCTACAGTTAAAATAGGCCGCAAATAGCTTCACAAAGGCAGCTTCTTCCTCGGTAAATACCACGGGTACAGCTAAACCACAATTTACTAAGTCTGTTATCCACGTAATAAATTCCTTGTATTCGATTTCGTAATCCATATTCACTCAATCTCCAATCCATCCTTTAAATATTCCGCAATCTCATCACCAAAATACTTCTCTCCTCCAAGACCATAAAATTCATCAGGGCCTACATACAAGCAAGGAGTCTCTATTTCCCCTTTAATATTTGCCATTTCATAGAAAAAAGCAAGGGATAGGCCTTCTTTTTCATTGAGGGAGTATTCCTTGAGGCCCCTAATCCCCTCATATAATTTAGCATTTTTGAAGTCCTCGCATTTAATGCACCCTTCTTGCGTCCACAGTAAATTCATTTTTTTCTCATTCCTTATGTTTCTAAACTTCCAGCAATGTTAAGCATTTCTAATGTCACATCTGATTTCAATATTGGTTTTGTCTGTATATATCCATTGCCTTTATCTATTTGCTCATTAAGTAAATATATATAAGTACTTTTACTTAATCCGGTATCAACATCTATGTATTGTCTGTAATACTCTTCTCTGGGTATATCCCACTGATTAATTTGTTTCCATCTGTATGGTTTCATCTTTTTTCTCCTTTATCCAATCTAAAA